ATCCACCTTGACCTACGCCCAAAAAGTTAAATTTAAAACCTCCTTCAACTTCATCATCAATTACCACAGCGTTGGAAGTTTGATCTCCAGCCTCTGGGACAAGAAGGTCGTCCATTTGAATGTCAAAAGATGGCTCTTCGTACATGGATTGTATGTTCTGATCTTGATCGCTATTTTCGTTCATTTTAATCTGTTTCTCTTATACTCCCCAGTAGAAGACTAGCTAGGTAAGTGTCTAAATTATTTTCGTAGGCAATATCTTGGACCTTTTTNACTCTGTCAAGGTTATGATCCATTGGCTCTTCGCAGTATTTACTAACACAATTGATCCATTGGGATGGAGACTCATTTAGAATAATTAAATCGCAAATAGATTCAGCTACCTGCTTCTGTTTCTGAGTGATCCTTTTCACTTTGTGCATCTTCTTGAGATGCGAAAGAACTTCAGAGTTCAGCCTTTGAGATAAAATCATATTATCTTTGAGATTAGCTAAGCTGTACTTCAAAGGGCTTTCGCTAGCTTTAGTGAATTTAGACTGCTCTCCTTGACCAATAGGAGAAACATTTTTTGTTTCTTGGGGAGCTTTGGTTCCAGCAGGTCTGCCCTCCTCGTTCGGAGCAGGGGGACCGCCAAGTGGGTCTTTACTCATAATAGGTTCGTAAAGACCTTCCTGCTTCTCTTTTAAAAAATCTTTTTGAGACTCTCTTGAATTTTTAATCTCTGGGAGACGCTTGCTATCTATGGCTTCTAAAACCTCTTCTGGCGTAAGAACACCTAACTCATACAGTCTAGTAAAGATTCTATCTTTAACATTGTCGTCGGTTAGAGACATTTCGGCCAGCAACGGCTCTGGGGTAGACCTGAACCCAAGCTTTTTACTCACCCTTTTCATCTCGGGAATAAGAAAGCTTTGTAAGAAGGTCTGCCTTGCGGACTCCAGCCTAGCGATAAATACCTCAGTCTTTGCGTTTTGGTTGGCGAATTTTTCTCCACCAACTAGAATGTTGTTAAGACCCATGTTGATATCTCTATCAAATATTTCGTATTTAGTTGGAGACATTAGCTCTGCAACTCCGGGAACTACGAACTGAGCTTTGGTTGTGTAGTCCGCGATGAGAACTCTACCAACTGATTCGTTTTCGAAAAGCTTTTGCATGGCCACCAGATTCTTCTGATTGATTCCACCTTTTTCTGGGTCAGTACCCATAGTGACTAAAAGGATTGCTTGCTGCATACATCTCCCCATCGCCATATCCATCTTTTTAAGTTCTGATTTAAAATTTAAATCTCCTAGAACTGGAAATCCCATTGGGACCGCAAATGGTTCGTAATCTTGTTTTTTGTAAAAAATAGAAATGAGTCTACTAGGGTCAAGTGGCATAGAAATATTTCTTTTGCGACCTGAGTCTATTTCTTTTATAACTTCTGGAGATAAAGAGTCTCTTAAGGTTTCATCCTCTTCAGTAAGAGGACTTCTGATCCTTTGAATCTCATAAGCACTAAGCATCTTAACATAGTTACCTCTATAAAATGAAGCCGTTCCAGTAAGTCGAATATCAGCAGGGTTCAACATTACATATCTTATCGGCAATCTAGCTTCATCCCCTAATACGTTTTCCGCGCCAAATACTTCAGCGATCCTTTTAGAATCCTTGCTGTCTAGCTTGCCTTCAAATCTATACATGAAGACATTCCCAGACCTAAAAAACTCTCTGTAAAATTTATCCTGAAGACTATGCAGGTCTATTTTTTTAAAAAATTGCTCGAAAAAACTTCTAGACTTACGATTTCCACCGTTAAAATATAAATCCCCTATAGCGAACTCAGTCATCAAATCGATAACGTTTCTGAACTGAGCAAAGTTATAATAGGCTTTTTGGCATAAAATTACCGCGTCTCTAATCTCTATAGAAGAAGACGAGGAGCCAGTAGCAGACGGGGACGAATATATAAAAGGAACTAAGCCATCATCAATATTCCTGTACTTATCAGTTCTATCAATAACGCTACTTAAATTTCTCCTTGATCTAGTGGAAGAATAACCCGCTGTTCCAAAAGCCTCGTAAGACATTAAAGGCGACGTACCTGACTCTTCCTGCTTTTTGCTAGCTGTAGAAGTCGTTTTAGGCTGTTTCTTTGCTGAAGCCCGCTTTGGAGATTTTCTTTTTTCACTCATTTCTAGGAATTATTTTTTATACATACACCTTCAATCAAACATTACGGGTAAAAAAGTCTCAGGTTGCTCATTTTTCTCCGATTTCATGTCAAAATAGCACTTGGTAGCCCAGTTTGCGAGCATTAAAGTCGTATAATTGTCTTTTCTAGCCCTATTTGCGGAAGTACTCCTTTTAAGATGCTGGGGTAAATCAAAGGTCTGAGTACCCCTCGCAGTGCTTTTCACCTCAACTAAAGCGCATTGTTTTTTTGTGGAATAAACAAGTATATCTTGAGTTTCAATTAGGTCTCCAGTGGAGTCGGCTCCAGCAGATTTAGCGTCTATAGCATAGGCACTTTGCTTAGAGAACTCAGAACCGTGAGCGGTACACCTAGAAGCAAACCACAGCCTTTTATGATCTATGCAAGCTTGTAAGTGCTCATTAGCTTTTCTTAGCCAATTCGAAGTGAAATTTTGCTTAAAGCAGATTGCTCCTTCTTTCTTGTTGTAAGCTCTTTTGGCTCTGGCAAGCTCTTGTATATACTTCTCTCCTTCCGAGTCTGAATCAAAATCTATAAATTTTAATTTCATATTGTCTTCTATAAATTTAGTAGACTCGTTGCAGCTATCTATAAATTGATAGCCAGCGTTGTCAATGCATATCATTTCAACATTAAAGTTAGATAATATATAGTGAAGGTAATCGATGTGATTTTTTAAGTCTCCTCCAGCGACTGCATAACTATGCACTAAAGTTCCTTGCCCTGTTTCTTCGTCTAGCTCCAACAAAGACATCGCAAAATAGTCAGAACTAGGAGAATTAGAGAAAGAGGGGTCAATTCCTAGTATGTACTTCGAGCCTCTAACTCCCTTAATCTGAATGGTAGGCTGCTCTCCATCGGGAATTGTACATAAATGCATTTTTTTTGCGCTGAAATAAGAGTCTGACCCATCCGTAAATTGAGCGCAATACTCCCTCTGAAATGATGAGTGCGATGAACCCCCGTTTTGAGCTTCTTCAATCACAGTCCTATCTATCATTTCCGAAGGGAGAGCTTCGAACCCCATTTGAGATATAAAATAAGTAGCATCTGTTCTCTCGTCAGAATAAATTTTATTAAGCCACTCTTTATAAGTTTTATATAAATTTTCAAATGTGTAGCTAGCCGAAGACAGAGCTATCATTTTCGAGTTGTTTTCGAAAATCATTCTTTGGTCCTCTGTCATTCTACCCTTCTTAATCAACTCGTCTTCCATTTCGCGAATTTCAATTCTCTCCTTCATGTTTTGTGGAGCTACGAGAAAAGGCATGAGTACAGTGTTGATGAGCTCTTCGGGTAGAAGCAGGAACTCGTCTAGCAAAAGTATATTAGCTCTAAAGCCACGAATCTTTTCGCCTGACAGCGGAATAGCGGTTATTGACCCACCGTTAATAGTCCATTCGTACTGATCATTTCTTTTGGACGGTTTCGCGCTAAAAGCTTGCTGTAGCAACTCTGCACCCTTCGAGTTGACTATTTTCTCAAGGTTATTGAATATAAATCTAGCAGTACGAAACGTAGGTCCAGCAATTAGGATTTTAGTCTCGGGATTAAAAATGCAATGCAAAAAACAAAAAACTGAAGCTATAAAAGTTTTCCCGCAGCCACGACCCCAGACACACATAGAAAAATTTCTATTCATCATTCCTCTAAGCGTCACCTCTTGATAAGGAGCCAACTTTATGCCTGATATTAATTCAGTGGTAAAAGCTAAATTAGTATTCAGAAACTTCGCTAAGCTTATCTTAGCTTCTTTATCGTCGAGCTCACCCTTTAGAGATAAAAGTTCAGCGTTTATATCATGAGGCTCTACTTTATATTTTTCTGGGCAATACCACATAATGAATTAAAGAGTTTTTTTATCGTAAGCTAATTGTAAGTCAATTTTTTTATGCATACATTCCGAGAAGAAAATCTTCTCTATAACCCTTACGGCCTCCTTTCTTCCGTCTACGAAAAGAAACTGTACGTGATCATACTTTTGTATCAACCCTCTCACCTTATGAAAAATATACTCAGGGGTAGCTTTTATCTTTTTGGATATATGAGGCAAGAAAGGAAAGGATAAAGCGTTAGAAAGACTCTCTTCTACTAATACAATTAGCTGAGCGTCATCCTCTTTAGCTCTTTCAATTTCTCTGCAAAACCTGTCGTAATTCATAACGCTTATCGTAGATATAAAATCCGCAAGAGTTTTTCTTTCTACGTAACAATTACAAGTTAAACTTTTATCATTAAGGGCGTAATCTCCAAATTTAAGAGCTCTACTCTCAGAAGGGATATTAAACTTTAAAGGTAGCTGCTCCCGAGTATCTACGTATACCTTTAAGTCTTTTCGGTCCTTATAAGTTTTAGCTATTATAGTCTGCTTCGGCTGAACGTAACGTTTTTCTAGCCCCAAAGAAGAGCATAGCTCATAATAGTCATTAAAGAATTTCTCGTAAAAAATTATAGATGGAGCCATCAAAGTCCTTAACTCTACTTGGCAGGGAGCAACGGTAATGTTTTTTTCTTCGATTCGCTTTTTTATGATACCTCTTAAATACTCCCTAGACTCTTCTGGTTTTTGAGACTCAAGCCACTTTCTTTGATTTGTTCTAGTGTTAAACTCTCTACTAAAGTAGTCTTCTTTTGTTTTGAACTTAATGATCTTTNCGTCGTAAAGATCGTATCTAGGAAAATGTTTCTGGTAATAGGAAACAACTCTAAGTCCATGGACTTTAAAATGAGAATGAAGACTTCTCTCTGACGAGAAGCTTTTACCGCATTCCTTACATACAAAAGAATCACTCATAACTTAAACGATTTCATTTTCATCAACGCCTAAGATTCTACATTTTATTTCATCCATACTTCCTAGTTTTTGAATCTCTTCTTTCATGGACTCTTGCCTTAGTTGAGCTAGTCCGATCATTTTATGGCGAGACTCTTCGGATTTCCACATTTCCACTAGGTTTAATATGCTGGCGTTATTGTTTAGCTGCTTCTTAAGTTTATCGCTTCTTTTTTCCTTCAGGTCTCCTAGGAGTTTTTGCTGCCTGTTCACTGACTGGTTGTATTCATTTTGAGAAGTGTTAATAGCCTCTACTAAAGACATGGATATTCTCCTGCCTTCTGTATCGTCCGCTGAGTCATCTAAGAGTCGATTTAGGTGCTCGACCCTCCTTTGAATATTGGAGGCTATCACGACCTCCGTAGACAACACTATATATTGATCCACCTCTTCTTGAGTTAAGTCGCCTTTATCGTGAGTGTACCTGACGAAGCTGCTCTCGAATAGGTCCCTAGCCATTTCGTTTGAGTAAGTATTAATTTGGTGTACGAACCGATAAGTCGCTAAATAATTTGTGAGAGCGTCTATTTCTTTTTTTGTTCTAGCTGTAATCTTATCCATATCTTCCGGTAAGGAGGACGGAGCGTATTTTTTAATTTTAGCCAATACTTTAGAGAAAGTTCTGGGGGNTTCATACTCATCTAGTCTTTGAGGAAGCGTATCTTCGAAAGGAACTATTTGGTCGCCTAGAGAATCAATGTATTCTTTCACCGCCCTAGATTCTTGACTTAAATTATTTAAATCTGGGTTATCAAATATGATTCTCGCTATTTCTACAAAAGACATCATGGAACCGTTGTTGCGACAGAAAGATTGATGCTCTTCCGTTAATTCTATTTTATCTTTAGGCTTGTATTCGTTTGAAGGTCTAGCTTTTAAGCCATGCTTTGCCAAAAACTCTTTTATCATTCTCCCCTCTTTGCATCTGCCATCCACCTTTTCTAATTCTGGGAAAATAATTTTTGTTAAATCATATAACGACGGAGGATTCTCAGAGTCACGGTTCCACTCTTCAAGAACAAGGTTTCCTTGTTCGCTGCTTAGTTCATTACTCATGATTTAAAAGATGTCTATTTTTCCATCGTCGAAAGCTTTCTTAGCCTTTTTAACAATAGATTTTTTAATGTTTCTTATATGCTTATAGCCCGGAAATCTACCTTCTTCCGAAGAAACATATTTCATTATCTCGCCCACTTCAACTTCGCTTTTGTTTTCTATATATAGCAGTTTGTATATTTTCCATTCATTAGGTTTAAGTATGACCTGCATAACTTCGTGAAGCTTTGAAATGTTTGATTCCATTTTCATACTTTCTTGCAACTCACTACTGTTGAGTTCGTGAGCATGGAATTCCAAGGAAGTCGCTATTTTTAGATAGAAAGCACTTTTCTTAGTGCCTTCCCATTTAGCATATATAGGACAAGCTGATNACTGTTTTTCGTAAATAACGCATAAATCCTCTCCCTCCGCTGCGTCACACCTATAGCATGGTTTAGATAAATTGGCATAGTTATTTCTTATTAAGTTTTTTATCTGATTAGAAATTAGGGTATTTAGCCAAGGCCCTATAGGTTTTTTTTGATCGTATAGATGCCACTTTTTATGAATGTGTATTCTTATTATTTGAGCTACATCATCATAGTCAATCCACGATAAAGATTTGAGGTTCCATTTATTTTTTCTTTTAAGAATCTCTTCGTCAATTATCTCCACGAAATCCTCGTAAGGCTTTTGTGGGGCTGACTCTTTTTTTTTCGGCATTTAAGAGATTACCTTCTTATAGAACCAGCTTCTTTCTCGAATTCTTTTATAAACTTGTCTTTATCAAAAGGTATAGAAGTTTGTGGTCTTTGCTGTTCTAGGTTTTTAGATTTTGAAGGAGGGCCTTGTGAAGCTATAGCTCCTATCGTGGGAGGCTTGGGCTCAAACGTTTCAACGCTAAAGTCTAACTTGTTTATACTTGGTATGCTTTCAGTCTCTTCTTCAATCTCAAACGGAGTCTCTACCTTAGGGGTCTGAGTTGGTTTACTTTTAGTTGCCAACTTAGCTTTAGCTGCTCCCCCAAAAGGCTCTCCGCACTTAGCGCAGAACAAAGGCTTATCGTATGAATACAAATTAGGGTGACCACATTTACTACAAAATTCTTTAAGCATTTTTCGTTTTATTCAATTATTAATTGGCGTTTCACCATACACCTTAAATAAGCCAAATACAAAAAGCTTTTTTTTTCATTAAAGTGTATTTATTTATATGAAGACTACAGATCATTCTCCACTTGCCGAAACATTAGAAATGATGAGGGAAATACTGGAGATATCCTACCCACTCTGCAAAAACCAAGACCCCCTCATATCATCCAAATGCTCCAAAATAAACACTTTGGCTTTTAAAGCTATTAAGAATATAGACGTTAAACTTTCTCCAGATAATCGAAAAAAGTAGTTTTGACTGTGGGCGTTAATTCTGGTACATATCTTCCCGTATGGCTAGAACTTCTCAAAAAATAGGATTATGCTGCATAGTCAAAAACGAATCTAAAGTAATAGAGAGAGCACTGAAGTCCGCTTTACCTATTATAGACTACGCCTTAATTGTCGATACTGGCTCTACAGATGGAACACAGAAAATAATTTCAAAATTCTTAGAAAAACACTCAATTGAGTTCAAGATAATCGAAGAGCCTTGGAAAGATTTCGCTCACAACAGAACATCTGCTCTAAAACATTTAAGAGAAAGGAAAGATGTAAAATACGGAATAACTTTAGATGCGGATGAAATTTTCGAGCTCCCAGAGAATTTTAACAAAAAAGAGTTTTTAAAAAAACTCAAGCATGACGCCTATAGAGTTCCGTGCATATTTGGAAACACAGAATACTTCAGATATTTAATTTTTAGAAACAACACTGATTGGATATATAAAGGAGTAGTGCATGAATTCCTAGAATGCGAAAGCAAGGTAGCTTCAATAGGAGACAATAGGGATATAAAGTTAAAAGTCTTCACGGATGGAAACAGAAGTCAAGACAGAGACAAATATAAGAAAGATGCAAAAATTCTCAGCGAAGCCCTAGAGAAAGAGGAGGACCCATTCATGAAAGCTCGGTACACCTTTTATACCGCGCAATCATATAAAGACTGTGGGAATAACGAGAAGGCTATTGAGTATTACCTTAAAAGGGGAGAGCTAGGGCATTGGCTTCAAGAAATTTTTGAATCTTACTATAGCATAGCTAAAATCAAGCGTTCGATGGGTGCTCCTATGCATGAAGTTATAGATGGCTGCTTGTTAGCTTTTCGGTCAACTGAAAATAGATTAGAACCAATTCACGAAATCGTTAACCTTTGTCGCCTATCAGAATCTTACAGGCTAGGATACGAAATAGGAAAAAACTATTTAGACTTTCCCGTGCCAGAAGACTCTTTGTTTTTAAATCCTGATGTATATCAATGGAAATTTGAGGATGAAGTTTCTATATGTGCTTACTGGGCTGGCCACTACAATCACTCTCTTGAGTTATGCCAAAAAGTTTTAGCCTCCCCCTTCCTCCCAGAAGGAGAAAGAGAGAGGGTAAAAAGTAATTTGAAGTTTGCTGAGGACGCTATATCCCCTTGAGTTTCGAAACTATAAATTTAACTAACTCAGACCTCATGACATCCTCTTCGTCGAAGTTAAAGGTATAAATTCCATTCTGAACACTTTCTTCATCCGACAGGGCTTTGCAAATTTTCTCAAACCCATGAGCTTTGTCTTCCTGTTTTAAATCTGTTTGCATTGGATCAGCTAAAATGAAGCAACGAGAACCCTCACCCATTCTAGTTAAAACAGTTATAATTTCCTTCATAGTTGAGTTTTGAGCTTCATCCAAGATTATGCACTTGTCTTTCCAGTTCATACCTCTAGCGAAGTTAACAGGAAACATAGATATTCTGTTTTGCTCCTCAAGCTTTTCAGCCTTGGTCTCTAATAGTAATTCATCCAACTTATCCAAAAAGGGTAAGTTATAGAACCTTAATTTTTCTTCTGCTGTTCCGGGGAGAAAGCCGAGACTTTTATCCGAGCTTTCCACGGCAGACCTCAAATACATGATGCTATCAGCCACTTTCATATTAAGTAACTGCAACGAACAGTAAGTAGAAAGTAGGGTCTTCGCTGTTCCAGCAGGTCCATTAACAAAGACTATTTTCGTAGATGGGTGAAGAGCTATCTTAAAAAACTCTTTTTGTTTTTCCGTCCAAGGAAGCTGATTTAATTTAATAGCTCTTTTAAGGGGGTTTTCAACTCGTTTTCGCTCATGAATGTTTGTTGCGTCAACTATCTCTTCAGCTAACTTTTTACCACCTCTGACTTTAAGTTTTCTGTTCGGAGGTTTTTTTAGTAAGTAGTTTTCTTGTTCTCCATATTGTACCAAGAAATACACTTGTCAAAGACTCACTTGGTAATACTTTTTTTCGTAAAAAGATATAGTCTGTTTTATGCCTTCAGAAAAGCTAAACATCGGCTTCCATTTTAATTCATTTAAAATTTTACTATTATCTATTGCATATCTCATATCGTGACCAAGCCTATCTTCAACAAACTCTATGTAGTCGTCACTTTCTAGATTAAGCTCGCCACAAATACAGCTAATAGTTTCTAAATTAGTTTTTTCACAGTCTGCTCCCACTAAATAGTTTTCTCCTATTTTCCCATTAACTAGTATTTCCCAGAGGGCATGACAATGGTCATCTACATAAATCCAATCTCTTATGTTTTCGCCTTTGCCGTAAACTGGAATTTTAGAACCCTTAGTCAGCGACCTGATCACCGTGGGAATAAATTTTTCGTCGTGCTGATTGGGTCCATAGTTATTGCAGCAATTAGAAAGCGTGATTTTCATTCCGTATGTATTCGTATATGCAAGAGCAAGCATATCTGAAGCTGCTTTAGTAGCGGAATACGGATTCCTAGGATTATATTGTGTTTGCTCGGTAAACTTAGAATCATTAATTACTTCGCCGTATACTTCATCAGTTGACACATGATGGAATCTTATGTCTTTCTCTCTGCAAGCTTCAAGTAGAGAGTGAGTACCTACTATGTTGGAGTTTATAAATTCTTTCGAGCTGGCTATTGAATTATCAACATGAGATTCAGCAGCGAGATGAACTACATGCGTGGGCTTGTGCTTATCTACTGCTTCTAAAACTTTGGAGTATTCAGAGAGGCATATTTTTTCAAATTGATATTTTTCGCAATCCTCGAATTGCTTGGTGTTAGATTCGTCAGCAGCGTAGGACAAGTTATCAAGATTAATAACAGCGTCTACTTCGGGTTTGTTTATTATACATCTAATAAAGTTTGAACCTATAAAACCTGAGCCACCTGTAACTAGTATTTTCATTTAATTATGCGTAAATAAAATCTTACTTATTTTTTGGCATCTAACCGCTGAGCCATCTTCATTTTGGTATTTTATCATTTTATCTAAATGAGTCCAATCAGCGCACCTTCCGCCTATATGATCTGGTTCAGTTTTTTTACATAACCAACCCTTGGCTGCTACGCAACCTCTGTCTATAAGGTTCATTTCTAGCTTTGAGCTTAAATGTCCGTAGCCGAATGGAGGATTGAAGTATGGCCTTGCGTAATCATGAACACAATCAAAATATATAAACTCAGGCTCATTGTAATGCTTTGCAGTTTCGAGAACTTCTTCAACTAAAATAGGAACATAGTAATTATCTGCATTAGTAAGAATTACGTAATTTTCGTCCTCCGCGTATTTATTAACCGCAAATCTTAAAACGCTATGCCCATAGTCGCCAACTCTTTGCCCTGTGTGAGTAAGGATTATATTCTCCCCTAAATAACCATTATCCCGCAAATCTTTCTCAAGATTCTCGTAAAATGAATCGTAGCCATCATGAACTATTATCAGCCTCCAGTTGCGATTTGTTTGAGACTTAACGCAGTTTATGAAGCATTTTAGCAATGCGTCCTGATGGTATGTGCAAACTATAATGTCAAGAGTCATGCTTTGGATTAATATATACGCGCTGCGGTGGGTTTGAGAGATGAGCAAAGGCGGATAGATTATCTAAGTCTTTGTTTTTGTAAATATTTTCTTGCTGCTTGGATTCTAGCACTCCGCCTTGACCCACTGTAACTTCAACTTCTTTCGGTTGAGCCTCATTAGGCGTAATGCCGTGAAGTTCTTCATTAATATTACATTTCATTTTCCAACTCCAATCAACATCTCCGACTTGTATACTATTCATATAGTATTTATCCTCTTCGTCTAGTCCGCTGTAAGTTGAGTACCAAGGCAAATGTCTAGCTTCGTATGGAGGTGCGGTTCTAATCGAAGGCCATAAGCTGTATTCTCTTCGTTGACCAAATTCTGGTCCGTAGTTTTTGTATATAGCGAATGTTGTGTCTAGTTGAGCAGGTATGTATAAACCCTTTTCAGTTTCTCCTCCTCCATACCCTTTTTCGTGATTGATTATACTGTCGGGATCAAGAATTAAATCTTCGCTCTTTTCTGGTAGGTCATCTATTTTTAGGTTTAACCCCACTTTGATTATATCATCATTATTTTCTATGAATTCATGTTTTGCGCTGAAACCTTTCATTAGAACTTCTTCGAAATCCTCTGGGGCGCAGGTTATATCAAGATCAGGGTCGGTCATAGCAAAGTATTCGCTTTTTACCTCTTTATAAAATCCGCTATGATAGAAAGCTCTATGGCCATGATTCTTATCAAACTTTACTAATTTAAATTTAAAATCCGAAGAGTTATACCAATCCAGTAAAGGTGGATACGAAGAATTATTATCAAGTATAATAGGAGTGAAGCCTCTGTCAGCTAGGTCTATAGCTAATTGCTTAGTCCACTTTAGTCTGTTGAAATTAATTATGTAGCAATTCATCTTGGTAAGCCCAGTTCCTTAGGCTGTCTTCTATAGCTTCTGAGGATGACCTGATATTAACCCCAGCCCTGATTAATTTAGAATTATCCAAAACACAGTTAGACCTTGGGGCAGATGCCCCAACTTGATAAAACTCCTTTTCGTCAGAGAAAAACTCAAAAGATTTATCTAAATTTAAAATCTCTTTGATTTTTGAAACTACAAAAGATGTAGTAATAGGCTCAGAATTAACTACGTTATAAATTCCATAGCTAGCCTTATTTTGATAAAGGTCGAGGCAGGAACTAACAAAGTCTCCCAAGTGAGTGACTGAGTTCTCTGCTTCAAGCAGACGGTCATAATTCATAACCTTAGACAAATAGTTTCTTGGGCCATCTTCGTTATTGAAAGGAATACGCAGACGCCATATGTAATAATCTTCAGATATAGCCTTGATCAAATCTTCCGCCTCAGCTTTGGTTCCGCTATAGTAACTACCCTTAATTTCAGAAAAATGATGAAAATTAGGAGGGTCTTCTTCTGTAAACCCTGCACCATCTAATCTATTGCCAGTGTAAATGCACCCAGAAGAAACGTGACCCCAAGGAATGCCTACTAACGCACAAGCGTTAGAAATGACTTTAGGTAACTCGATGTTACCTTTTCTGCATTCCCCCTTATTAGCTTCACAAGCATCCACATTAGGCTTGCCCGTGTAGCCAGCGCAGTTGATAACAAAATCGGCGTTAATGATGGATAGCATTTCAACTAACTTCTGAATATCATAATAATCAGTATTCTTCCTATGAATTTCAAAAAAGCTTAATTTCCTATCTACTAACTCTTTTACGAAAGCTTGGCCTACGTATCCTGTTGCTCCTATCAACGCAATCATATTCAGATAATAATTAAATTCTGGCTTAGAGTAAAGGTGATTTCTGTATTGAGGGTTTTTGCCAACAAAACCAATCTTGATATCTATCCTCAAAAGTCCAGCTTCTTTCCCCTTTAGTTACTTCTCTGCCTCCCCAGAAACCGGGAAGGAAGGCGTTTGGGTTAAATCCGCGTGTTTTAAATTGTTCTTCGACCCACTCATCTTTATAGACAATATATCTACAACCATCCAAATCATCAGTCCAAGACACCTCATCAAGTATTTTATCTATAGGAAGTATTCCAGATTCGCCGTATGGAACGGTTTCTTTTCCTTTGCTGGCACTTGATTGCACAAAACATGAAAAAACTAATTTACCGCCGTTCTTCAAAACTCTATAAGATTCATCCATTATAGATAAGAAGTCTTTCGTTCTCATATGAGTAATCACAGAAGACATATATACCGCGTCTTGTGAAGAGTCTTCAATATTAGCCCATTCTATGTTATTAACTGATCCCTCTTTATTGTACATATGATTATGGAAATCATAATAATAGAAATGCCCTTTATCGATATTTTCTCTGCACCAATCAACAAAGCGTTTTTGTACTTCTACGCCAGTGTATTGTTCTATTTCGTCTACGAGACTTACGGCCAATCTTCCACATCCGCATCCTACGTCGAGAACATTCCAGTGTTTTTGAGGACGACCCGCTAAAAACCGAAAAGACTGCTCCGCATGACGAATCACTGTTTTCCAGTGCTCGTCCCCTGCATCTTTGGGCGACCCTACTTCTACCCTTAGGTCATCAGGAGGTAGTGGATATTGCATTTATGTTAATCTTTCTAAATATTCTCTATATTCGCATTTAGGAGTGTTTTCAATAACTTCTTCTAATTTTTCTTTTGTTATTAGCTTTTTCCTTAACGCTGCTTCTTCTGGGCATCCGATTTTTACGCCCTGTCTCTTTTCTATTACTGCTATATACTCCGATGCTTCATTTAGGCTGCTTGATGTGCCAGAGTCGAGCCAAGCGCAGCCACGATTGATTTGATAAACCATTAATTTTCTTTTATTTAAATAAAATTTAATGACATCTACTATTTCTAGCTCTCCTCTGGCTGAAGGTCTAAGAGATTTAGCTACTTTTACTACTTTATTGTCAAAAATGTATAAACCCGGAATTGCAAAATTGGTTTTAGGTTTTTTTGGCTTTTCTTCTACTGAGATTAGCTTTTCCTTCTTCGTCGAACTCCAACTACCCCGTATCTCTCTGGGTCTTGTACTTCATAGGCAAATATAGAACCTCCGTCCTTAAACTCTCTGAATGCCTTTTTGAACGCTGTGGAGCCGTTTGAGACGTTATCTCCAAGAATCAGTGCCACACTATCATTCTGGATAAAGTCCTCTGAGATCGTAAATGCTTGAGGAATTCCTATTGGGCTTTCTTGGGTCCTGTATTGTATTTTTACGCCGAATCTACTTCCATCACCAATTATCTCTTTAAACTTGGGAGTGTGTTCCACTGAAGATATAACGCATACTTCTTTTACTCCATTTTCTATAAGAGTAGTAAGAGGATAGTATATCATCGGCTTGTCGTATACGGGCAACAAGCTTTTGGGATGATTGTTTGTTAGCGGATAAAGTCTAGACCCTGCTCCTCCTGCTAGTATGATACCTTTTTTTATCATCTATTTTTCTGCTATAATTAAAGTGTTGTCTCTGCACTGGGCAAAGTAGTCCATTCCAGCAGTTTGACTTGGGGAATCCTCTCCGTACCTACTTCCATTAAAGCCCTTTGTTATTCTTGTGAATGGAAGCAAAAGCTCTGCGGGTCCACGGCTTGCATCAATATTCTCTAAACCAAGCTCTTCTAGGTCTGACCGCAATTCTTCGAATGCTTCATACTTATCTTTGTTAATTACCTGCAAAGATGATTCTGGCCAGTTGTATTTTCTGCATAAAAAGGAATGCCACCCGTCAGTCATTCTACCTTCAATAAAATCTCTTATATTTTTTGAGATTAGATATAAATCTGATTCTACATGTATGATTCTCTCGAAGTCGTACTTTTTTAGCTATATCGACTATAGACAAGTAGCCTCTCCACCATCCTGCTGAATTTGCTGCCTGTCCGTCTTTGTGACATGGAGCTTTTTCTTCAAAATGTACGAAATTGACTTTGTTTGTGGATAACGCCGATTCTTCTGGTAATTCACTACTTTTAATTATGTTAAATAAGTTTGTGTTTACGAGCGAAGCGTCGGAACAGTCGTCGATCATAAAGAGGGTTTTGTCCTCCCAATCTAAATCAAGGTAGTATCCCGCCCATTTTTCATATCTTTTTAAATATTCTTCTCTTTCTTTGAAATGTGATGTACAGAATAGTAAAGTCTTCATAAGGCAACGCCAGTATATCAAAAGGACTCTGAAAAGCAATCCCCTCCGGGGATTTTTTTGAGGTCGTAAAAGAATAGGACTTCTTTTCTCGTAAAGTTGTAAAACAACCCCCTCACGCCCTTTCGTAGTTATTGCGACAAAAAATTTTTCAAAAACCACCCCCCTCCGAAGAAGGGGGCGGGTGATGACGAACGACTAGTAAACGATGACTAGTAAGGTGATGATTGCCAAATACAACATGACTATAACCTCCGATTTTAGTAGGCGCGATGCCATGCCTTGTCTGCGTCCATCTCTGCCTCCTCTTCAGGTGTCCAGAGTGGGCGTTGTTCAATCTTAACAATTTTACCGCTAAACCATTTGTTAGCATCGCGGACGTGAGCCTCGTCACGATACTTGCCTCCGAAGCGCGTACCGCTTTCCATTGTGATAGTGAACTGTTTTAATTCTTTATTCATGTCTCTTTAAATTTTTTAGTTGTTGGTCGGCCATGCGTACTGCAAACGCTTGAGGGCGAACTTGTGGTGACGGCTTACGTGGTTGTTGTCATCCCATTTTACTTTTACGACTCCGTACACCGGAGCCTTGGGGTGAAGGTCTGCGACCACCGTGCCAGTCTTGGCGTGGTTGCGGTGGTGCTTTACTCGTGCTGTAACTGTTATGTCGTTCATCTGTTTATAATGTAAGGGATATTCTGGAAAAAGTCAACCCCTTTTTTTTTGTTTTTTTACCATACCCGCAAGCGGTCCAGCAGTTGGATTAGTAGGAAGCCCACCGCCACAGCGGTCAGGATGTTATAGTGATATGTTTTCATAAGTCTCTCGCCTTTCTATCCGGTTACAATCATGTGAATCAATACGAATCCGAGCGTAATGCTTGCCCCGATGCAGAAGGATGTAATGTGTTGCAGAACAAAAGTCTGCTTTTCGATGCGAGCCATTTCGGCGTCAAACTCTGCCTTGTTGAAACGTCCGCGTTTGTAGCTTGTCCAGTTAGTGGTCTTTTTCATGTCGTTCATCTTGATTAAATATAGTCTAATTGCTGGAAAAAGTCAAGGGGTTTTTTTAATTTTTTTTGATTTTTTTTAATACCCATGAGGGTAGCCGTGTTCCGCATAAAACTTGCGTTCTAGTTCTGCATAGTCCGCCTCAGTGGTTCCCATGTTGTTTGCGTGTTGTAGCCTACGGAAGTACTGTTCTGCGTCGCGCAAGCTGACCGCCCCCGCCAATGCTGCTGCCATGTTCATCTTGCGGGAAGTGGGTACTACGTTTTGAGCTTTGCCAGCCTTGACTAGCCCTATGAATGTTCCGTTGTCGTTCATCTGTAATAAGATAACACATTGCTGGAAAAAGTCAAGGGACTTTCTGGAAAAAGTTATTCGCAAACCGTGGATAACTTTCTTGAAAATAACCTTGACGCAAATTGGGGGACCCCCGCGTCATTGGCCAAGTTATTCACAATGGCCTGTGCTGGCACGGGCCTTGCTTTAGTGGAACGCCTCGGCGTACCAGAAGGCGACTATGCTTGAGCTTGTAATAAATACAATCAATTCCATATCAATTATTCCTCAACGTGTCGGCATACTTGGTTTCTTGGTACACGCCCAAGCACCACGCAAAGTATGACAACGGTTTATAGTTCTTTTCTTTATAGTCTTCATAAAGAGAACGGAGAGGCCCGTCAAACTTGTCGAGCCATTCTCCGAACTGTTGCTTGTCGTTAAGGCCGTGCATAGCGACGCTTGTCGAGGGTGCGGTGCTGGTCGTAACGGTCATTAAGCCATACGGTCTTAACGAATCCGTCCATATACATAGGCATAACCAAGTCCATGTTGTCGCTGTACGGGTAACGCACAACAATCTTTTCCGGTACAGGTGTGCCCTTTGCCATTTCAGCTTCGACCACTTCGCAATCGTTCAGGTTGATTGCGCGAGGCAAGTCGATGTTCTCGGCGTACCCGAAACGTTCGGGACGTGCAGCAGCAGTCCGAGCGTGACCGGAGTAGGTCAGGCTCATAGTTCCGTTGGGGAGTTCCATCTTCGGAAGTCCGAAGGCCCGCTTGTTGTACAACTTGTTATCGTTCATCTGATTCCTTTCGTCTAGTCGTTGTCGTTGTCCCACGCCATGTTTTCCAACTTGGCCATTTTCTCTTCGCTGATGTCGTACTCTGATTCGGCTTGCGCTGAATCCCATTCGATGTCTTCTCTCTGTATGCTCATTTTGTTTTCTCTTTCTGTTTGTTGTCCCGCTGACTTCTTAAATATCGTTCAATTGTTGGAAAAAGTCAACCCCCCAAAGGCACTTTTTCTAAAAAAAATTCTCAGGAACCACAGCAGGAATCATGCCCCCCCAGACCCCCGCGTCATTGGCCAAGTTATTCACAATGGCCCATGTTGGCACGGGCGTTGCTCTGGCCCTACCACTCAGGGTATTCGTTGGCATCGTGCCATGCATCATCCGCCAGCGTTCCGTGGCCGTCATTCATGCTGTCATGGTCGCCTTCGTCGTCGTCGCACTTGTAAGCGTTCTCAAGGTCGTCAGCGAACTGACGGGATTTCTCCTGCACTTCGGCAAAAGAAGTGCCAATGGAATCGAGGTAAGCGTTGTACTCGCGCTCGTACTCGTCACGCTCGTCAGGCGTCATTCCGTTCTCATCAACTGGCGCGGGAGCCATGCTGGCGTAGAACTCTTCACTGGTGGGCATTAGGTCTCTTAGGTCGTCGTTCATCATGGGAATACAATAAGGGATTTACTGGAATAAGTCAAGGGGGTTTCTACTCAAACTTATTCACAATTATACTTTGTGAAGCGAACGCCAGCCGTCGTTCAATACGTCAATTTCATTCCTTCCAATCCAACCCTGCCAACCGTCTTGGGCCTCAAGCATCCACTCGCCTTTGTCATTACGGCGCATCAAGGTGAAAGCCATAGGGCAACCACGCCCGTCTTTGAAATCTTTACCGTGTGGAGTTCCGTGCTGACGGATACGATCCTTGGTGCGATGGGTGGCGGTGAGTTTGGGTTGTAGGATTACTGTAGTTTCATTCATCGAGATAAACCTACCTTAATTACTGGAATAAGTCAAGGGGAGTTCCTCGAAAGTTATTCACAACTTTACTGGGCATGGACTTAGCAAGAATCGTACCCCCCCAGACCCCCGCGTCATTGGCCAAGGCTAATGACATGGGGTCCCCAATTTTCAATATTGATATTAATTGTTTGGTATTTATTAGCGTTCAGGGAACTGGGGTTCTTACTCCGGGAGCCACGCCCAAACACCATC